GAGCTGGGATGAGGCTTCGTTGATGACGTCAGGAGTGCCAGCGACGTGATCACCCGTGACGGTGAAGTATCTTTTACTGTCGTACACCTCCATCGTGATACCGCCACGAAGCGTCACCCGTGACGTGGTGAACCACTCGGGCTTGCGTGCCTGAATCAGCACATGCACCCCGGTGCCACTTGGGGATAGCTCGGTGTATGAGTCCAAGTGGATGATGATTTTCAGCACTTCGGCATCGATGACCCCATCATGCACGCAGTGGTCAAAATCCACCCCGATAATGCCCGCCTCGAGGCTGAACGCAAAGCCCAGCCCACGCAAATTACGCTTCTGCTGCCATGTCACGCACTCGTCATACGATGCCCATAGCGTGGGGTCGGTAGGGTCAGATGATCGTGTGCAGCCGTTGGGGAACGGCTGTTTGTTGATTTTCCCTGCACTGTCCACCGAATTGTCACCCCAGCATATCCACTGCCGAAGCGTTTTGAGGTAGTCAAGCGCAGGGGTGGTGGTTGTTCCAATGTCCGCCATATCGTATCACTCCTAATGGGAAGTCCTCTGATTATAAACGATTGCCCCAACCCACAAGCATCGTTTGTGAGTTGGGGCAAGTGCATTGTCCCAATAATCCCTACTGCCAAAACTCCTCGTCGTCACCTTCGATGGGCTTGGGCGCATTCTTTGCTGGTGCGGGTGGCGTGGCTGGCACGTCGGCACCTTGGAGCGGGGCATCGTTGGTACGGTAGGTCGTGCGCCACTCGCTGTGCTCAGTGTACCACTCACCCAACTGCATCAGCAGGTCTCTTCCCACGTAGAGGCCTTTGGCGGTCTCGCGGGTGACGTCGCCCTTGATATCGCAGACGGGCAGGGTCACCGTGGAGCCGTGGCCTGTGTCGGTATAGATGACCCGTCCCTTGGCATCGCGTCCCGTGGTGATCGGCGTCCAAAATGCGAATGGAGGAAGCTTTGTGCCCTTTTTCAGAGTCTCTTTGGCGGTTGCAAAGACGGTGTCCCGCATCGTGGCAAAGACTCCCGATGATTTATTGGTAAGTGCCTTACCTGTCAATCCCTTGACCGCCAAAATCACCAGACCGTCGTACCCTTGCATGATGCAGAGAATCTCGGTGTAGATGCGTGCCCCAGTCTCGTACTTGCCCGCCGGTAACCACGTCTTGATTTTGCGGGTACCCTCGGTGGTCTCGAAATACGCCTGATACCGCTTGCGAATTGGCACGATGGATAAACTGTCCGTGGTGTACCCGTCACCGTCCTTGAACCACGACACGCCTACCCATGGCTCGCCCAGCCCTTGGGGGAACTCCGCTTCGGACGTGTAGAAGTGCCCGCCCTTTTGGGACTTCTTCTCGCCATTGAACCAATAAATCCGTGGGTACCCTTGGGTACCAGATTCTTCCTCGTACTGTACCTCGTCCAAACCGTCGAAGTCTTTGTTGATGTTGTTTGTCATTGTGCTGTCCTTTTGTGCTAGTCGTTAGATGACGTTGTTTTGCTCTTGCTTCTTGCGGGCCTCGATGGCCTCTGCAAGTAGTTCGTTGATGGTCTGGTTCAAAGAATTGCGCCCATCGCGGCTTCGCTTGATGTTGTATACATACTCCCGAATCCACATATACAGCTCAAGCTGTAGGCGCATGGTGGTTGCGACGTACTCATGATCAGTGGCCATAATTACCCTTTCTGTCTGCGAAACATAAGCGACGATTTCCTTGGCGACTCTTTGCGACAATCCGCTATCGCTTGAGCGGTGCGCATCTCGCCATTTTGCAGGAGCTGTGCGGTGAGTGACTCTAACGCGTCCTTGTCATACGATACCGTGGTGCCCGCTTTGGTCATCTGCACGGTGCCGATGCCGGGGAACTCCGCTTTCTGCCATGGCAATGTTTCGACGATGGACTGAATTTGCGCCTTAAGCTCTTTTTTGTTGTGCTCCAACGCTTCGAGTTCGCTTTCAACCTCGAGCAGGGCACTAAGCATGCGTTCGAGGTTTTCACGCTGGGCAATCACCAAAGCTTGGTATTCCTCCGGTGTTACCCGCTCCATCGTCTGTGCCATAGCATCGGTAAACGCCTCATCAGGAGTCAACGTACCGCTATTGTCCATCGAAAACGCAAGCACTTTTCCAACCACTTTGTCATCACTCATTCAAACACCACCTGTTCTGGATGCTCTAATCCGAGTAGCACTGCGACCGTAATGCGCGCATCGATGAATCCCTCTGCCCATGTCACACGGTAGGCAAGCTCTACTCCCTGCTTGCTTGTTTCGGTGTACTCAACGATTAAATACTTTACCCCCATCTGTGCCATATGCACAGACACGTTGGTTTTCCGTCCCTGCTCGTCCACTGTTTCATGCACCCAGCCAAGCAGTTCTTTGCCGCCGTCGTCGCACCAGACCATGCGCACCAGGTAGATACGCTTGGCAGGGACAGTGGCATTGGGATCAGTCGTCTTCCTCGTGAGCCACTCTCGCATACGCATTGACGCGATGCCGTGGATTGAATCCACGAGTGACCCGATGCGGCCCAATGACCGCTTGCTCTCATCGTCGAACATCGTTTCCCTCTCAATAAAAGGACTGGTGGAGCGGATGGGAATCGAACCCACCTGAAATACGGTTCAATGGCCGCCAAATCGTACGCCTTGACCCGCCCCGACCACACAATTATAGCATACTACTATGATTAGTCAATAGCATTTTCGTGACGTCACGAAAATGCTCATCACTGCACTAGTAGTTGTATCGCTCGTCACGTTGCCCTTTTTTGAGGTTACTCAGTGCGTATCTGATGAGTCCTTTTTCATCATCGGGGATAATATCGGATTTTCCTACTGCATCTACCATGCGGCAATGCAGATCAACATACGTTTTTGTGTACTCCAGCGGTGTACCCCATTGACGGAACGTCGATATCGTCAGGTAGCACACATAAGGCTGTTTGTGCATACCATTGTCGATACGTGCCCGTACCGTCGCCATGCGTGAATCAATGTTTTTATGATAGTTCTTTGAGTCCAGGTGCAACTTCACCTCGACGTGTGCCGTTTTGATACCGTTGGTAGCAGTGCCGACAGCGTAGTTGAACTGCTCCAGATAGCGCATGAGGTCGGCGGTCTCAGCAGTGGGAAAGCCGTAGTAATCCAATGCCTCCGGTGGTGTCTCCACTGGCGTTGCGGGTGTCTTTTTGAACAGTGCAAGTAGCGTTGCAATAAAACTCATATTCGTTCCCTTCGTTGCATAAAACTGCATAATACGTGAATAAACCGTGCAGTGGACGAGAAATTTTCTCACTCACTGCAATCTCACCCCTCCCTTGCCCAACACAATTCTCTTGATTTTGTCGTGCATCTCCTCCTTTTCCGTGTCCGTCATGGTCATATCGTAGGTGACGAGATAGTGTGGTAGACGTTGCCCGAGGTGTGAGTACTGGGCGATTACGTAGTCACCGTCAGTCAGTGTGTCGTCTGCTCGTAGATGGACAACGATGCCGGCACCGTGGATAAACTCGTCGGCATACTCCTCAAGTGGTGGAAGTAATAGCAAAAATGACGCTGGGTGTAGTGCGGTGACACTTGTACCCTGTAGCCCCATCGCCATCTCTCGTACCTTGACATCATCATCGATGACAAGGTACCTGTACTCACTGCCATAGACGCTTTGCAGGTATATGTACCACGACCGCTTGACATCGACGTTGGAGCGCATGTCGTAATCGTCACGCATGAGCATGGCAGCGTAGATGAGCTTATCACTTAGCCACTCCACGGTAATCGCGCGATTGCTATCCCGTCGCCCTGTGCACAGTATGGTCAAATCACCCTCACGTACCGTGGACTTGAGTTTGTCGAGTACTAACTGATTCGCTTCAGCGGTCTTGTACATCTCTTGCCAGTCGGCATCGGTGACGGGCTTGGGGGTGGATATGGTCGGGATGGTCAGCGTCCCGTCGATATCGACGATGAACAACGTTTTCTTAGACATTGGTTAATCCCTCCAGCGGCGAAGTCACCGCATAGTGGTCAATACGCTTCTGTGCAATGGCGACGTACTCCGGCGTAATATCGATGCCGACAAAGTCCATACCCTCGAGGACTGCGGCGCACCCGGTGGAGCCACTGCCCATAAACGGGTCAAGGACTTTGCCGTGCTTTGGGGTGACGAGGCGGACAAGGTAGCGCATGAGGGCGATGGGCTTGACGGTGGGGTGGTGGTTGGCACGGGGTGCGCTTGGTGTATCCAACCCCGCCTCCCGCTCAGCCTTCGACGCTTTGGCGGTGTAGAAAAAGCGGGAAGCACCGCCGGAGTCGGAGTAACTGTTTTCCGGTTTGTGGTTTCCCGGCGCTTGCTTAAGTCGTTCGTAGTACCCACGCACTCGCATATCATCATACAAGTTTTGCTTGGATACACTATGCCCACTTTGCGCATCCAACGCTACGGCGGCGTCTTCGTCGAGGATGACGTTGGCGGGCCAGCGTCCGAGCGGAGATGCGGGTTGTGCTGGAATCATTGCATCGCTTTTAATCCCAACATATCCTCGTACCTGCTCACGCATCCCTCCACGTCCAAAATCATCCTCCGTCGCAATCCTCGTCCCGTCGATGTTTAATCCACCGACGCCCCACGCCATCACGTTGTCTGCCACCGTGCCACAAAGTGGCTTCCGTGCGAGGACTGCGGGCTCGTGGGCGGGCTTCAGGGCGGTGCCCCAGCCCTGCCATTGCTTTGCAAGGTCGGTGGAGGGTGCGGTGATAGCATAATTTCCCATATTGCCATCACTCCAAATTGCGGTTTTTCCACTAGCACCAATTCCCACCACCTCCCTTGCCTTCCACGCCTCTGACTCTGTAGTGCGAATATCCACTTCCGTCTCCACCCAATCGGGCACGGTGCCTATAAGATGGCGCACGGCGTCAAGGTGTTGCCGTGTCATGATGGCGGGCTGTGATGCTTGTGCCGTATAGTGCCCGCCCATATTGGTGCCCGTCGCCTTGTCAATCTGCGACGATGTCAAACCCGTTGACCGCACCCACTCCGTAAAGCGAAGCCGACGGCTTAATTGATTGTCGCCGTTTTGCTTATCCATCGCTTTGCTCACGTCTAAACTTTTCGGGAACCCCTGTCCATAAATCCATTGTATTTGGTCACGTATCTCGAAGCCCGCATCTTCGATAGCCACCGCTAAACGGTGATACGTCCGTGAGCCACCGAAGGCCACGAGGTGTCCGCCTGGCTTCAGCACACGGAGGCACTGCTTCCACACCGTCACGTCGTAGGCGATGCCGGTGCTATCCCACGCTTTGCCCATGAAGCCTAGTTCATACGGCGGATCGCAGACGATGCTATCAATGGAGTTATCGCCAAGTGTGGCGAGGACGGCTCGGCAATCGCCGAGGTGTAGGGTGTGGGTCATCGCTGTTTCCTTTCTTTTGCTCTATCGAATTAATAACCCAGCGCTTCCAATGTTCATACGACGGGGTGATGGTGTTGGGGTATGAGTCAGACTCTATTTGCCACGGCTGCTCAATTTCGGCATAGTAGTGCCAGAAATTTTCGCTTCGCTTCACACAAAAATTCACACCGAGGGCAACGCCGATAATCTCATCAACGACTTGGGGGAGAAACTTTTCAAACACCTTAGCTTTGGCGGTGATGCACGCAAATTGCTTGCCATTGATAAATACAAAGCCGGGATATCCCATAACAAACTGCAAAATTACGTCGCGGTTTTTGTAGCTCATCACCGCAGTGCCGGTGCCGTTGCTACCAGTAAATACCACGTCTTCATCAAAGATGCGGATGATTGTATGTGTTTTGGTCATCTCTTTTCCTGTGCTCTATCGAATTAATGACCCAGTCTCTCCAATGCTCGTACGATGGGGTGACGCTGTTGAGATATGTTTTAGACTCAATCTGCCACGGCTGCTCAATTTCCGCATAGTAATACCATGAGTGCTCCTTGTGCTTGACGCAGAAGTTGACACCGAGGGCAACGCCAATAATTTCATCAACAAGTGCAACGATCAGACTTTCGTACGTAATCGCACTTGGTGACGCGTCAATGCGCTTGCGGTTGATGAAAATTACATCACCCTGGTCACCACAAATGTACTGCAGAATCACGTCACGGTTTTTGTAGCGGATGATTGCCATGCCCGTGATGTGGTCACCACGGAATTTTACATCCTCATCAAAGATGCGGAATGTTTTACTTATTTCCATACTGCATCCATTCTTGCCAGTTCTGCCACGTCTTTTTCAGCCACATTACATCGTCGATGTATACCATGGTGTCAGGCTGTGCAATGACGTCAGCCGATGTAACCATTGCCAGCTCTCGCTTGAATTCACGTACAAGCACGATTGCATCATCAAATGATGGGGCATGGTACGACTTGCTCACCATGATATCCCACACGTGCAGTGTCGGCACCGCTGGCAATGTTACGTGGCCAATAGTTGCCATTGCCCGTACATAATACCCAATCGATTCATCACCCCACATCTGCGGTTCGATTTGTATTGTCCATATGGGCAATTCGTCCTTTTTGATTTCCCATGCAATGGACATGCCTTGCACCTCATTAAGCATGTCCTTGATACGCTTGTTCATCGCACCACCGCCTTATCATTGTCATCGATGTATAACCACTTATCCCAACACGTTTTCGATGATCGCCAGTGACGCCATCCGGCACCGTCACGCCACAACCACACAAACGAGTCGTACTGATTCTTGGGGCTGTCGACCTCGGCATTGGTGTACCCATTCATCCACAAATACGTCTTGTCGTTGAACTGCCATGCCCCACCGTCGTGGGTGCGGTAGTTGCGGGCATTGAAGCTCAGTGACCCCAGCGTGACGGTGTCGCCTGATTCGCAAGCGGCAATCGCCACGGCTTCAGGGGTAACGGTGAGCGGAGTAGGGACACAGTGCCCCATGGAGCAGGCGAGGTAAATCAATATTTCAACCATGATGAATCTCCTTTATGACGTCTTCCAGGTATACCACTCACACCTTAGCTCTTGCCAGTCACTGCTCACATCGCGTACCATCCCGCGATACTTTGGACCCAACCACTCACCCACCATCTTTGCGGTTTTCTCGCGATCGTAGGCGATGCGATGGTATTGGTTGGGAGTGAGCTGGAGACGCGGAGTGAGTGCATTCGTATGGTACTCGATGCCTCGTATCGTGGATGGCAGGATGCTATACAAGTACCTCGTACTGATATAGTTGTAGCGTGCCACGTCACGAATGCTCGCAATCAGGCGCTGCCAGTGTGGGGATGCGTGATTCGTTGACGCCCTCATTGCGAGCCCTTTACGCAATAAGGCGGTGATTTGTATATCATCATAGGGGAACTTCAGCAGTCCATCTCTCATACATCGATGAATGAGTTGTCTGCTAATGCCAATTTCCTCGGTGAGTTTGGCCATGCTCAGTCCGCTGTCACGGCGATGCTCGGTGATTTTGACCCCAGTGGCGCGGGTAGTCATACGGTGTAGACACTTGGTGTCAACGCGCTTCGCCACGCGCTTCGATGTGTCGCCTCGTGACTCTAACGAGTTGAGATACCGCTCAAGGGTCTTGACCTGCTTTTCGGTGTAGATACCATGTCGCTTAGCATCCAACCGTCCGCTCGTGATGAGTGCGTGCTTGACGTGGTTATATCGCACTTGCCCAATGCCCAAAATCTCACAGTCTCGGATACGATCATTGGTGAATACCTCGAGGTAGCGTGCGATGAATTCAGGTGTGTTGATAGGCTTGGATAGTACCCACTGCACGAACTCGTCACTTGTGTAGACTTCGATGAGCACCGTCTGGGTGGGCAGGTTGAGTTCGCTGGCAATCTCGCGAATGGTTTGCCCGGATATGTAGCGAGCGGTTATTGATACGTCTGACATCGTGTCCTCCATAATGCAATGTGGCTAGTCCCAAACTATGGGACTAGCCACGATTCGTACAACTAAATCAGTGCGCGGAGCATCTCACTGGCGAGCAAGTGTCCATCAAGGAGGTTGTCATCGGCACGAAACTCGAAGTCCCCTTGTACGGCAGTAATGGGCGTGGCGTCCATGAGTGACGCGTCTTCCTGCAGTGCCAGCACCGTGTCGGCGCAATCCTCACTGCAATACACAGGCTCACCGGGGTCTTTGGTCATGTAGTCACGCATGTAGCGACCGCAGTACGAGCAGGTAGTGATGAAGTAGTCAGGTGGTGAAATGAAGTGCATAATAGCGTTTGCTCCTTGCAAAAAGTGTAACCTGATGGGTTACAAAGAAAAATCAATGTGGTCGATACCGCTGAAATTACCATGACGTGCGGTGATGTAGCGAGCAACGTGCTGGGCATTGCCCCATGTGGAGTCGAACACGCCATGCTCGCCCTTTTCGGTCACGCACCACCACGGGCCGTCTTGCCATACCATAATCTGGATTGGTCCGACGCTGTCGACATAGGCGATTGTCGCCCAAGTACGGCGGAAGTTGGTCGGGTCGCCATACACATCACGAGAGAACGATATTTGATTAAGCAGTTGGTCCAGCGTTTGGTCTTCAGTCATTACTCACTCACTTTCACGGTGTACCACGGGTAAATCATCTGGTAGAGGGCAACGATGCGACGGTGGTAGCTCGCCATGCCGATGGTGTCGTTACGACGTGCGGCGCGATGGTACCAGAGGGACAAGAGGGCGAGTTCGTACTGCTGTTGGGTGGTCATTGCTTTTGTTCCTTGATAGCGACGAGGGAGGCAAGGGAGGCGAGGGTGTAGCTCACTGCCACACGATGCGTGGCGATCAGCTCCTCGAGGGACTCACTGCCCTCGTCGACGGCCGTGTAGATTTCAGCCTGGGCATGACCGCTGACGAGGTAGACGACGACATGCCAGCAGTTGTTTTCGAGGCGGGTATAGGCGAATTCGATGTTGATGCCGGTGCCGATGAATTGGTCGGTGAAGGTGGTGTAGCGCATCGTCAGTCTCTTTCTACTGTGTCACAATTACTTCGAGAGCGGGCTTGCCAGTCCGGCGAACTTCGTAGATCACGCCACGTGGGATGTACTTGAGGAAGATGACCTTCATCGGGCCAGCACCGTAGTGTTGATTAATGGCGGCTTCCACGGCTTTACCCCGGCCTTTGGCGTAAATCTCAATCACGAGTCCACCGGGGAGGGTAATGAAAAACTTGGGCATTAGAACATCGCTTTCTGTGTGATGACTGGCTTGGGCTTCCGTGTCGAAACTCCGGTGTGTCCGATATCTTCCCACTCGCTTTTACTGAGGTCACGAAAGTGCAAGCGATTGGTGGCGATGTAGGCGTACAGGTTCTTTGCGACGGTGTCAACGTCAAGCGCGGTTTTGATAGTGACAATCTCTACCTCGAACTCGGTGACCACGATCATGCCGTCGTCGGACGCTTCAAGGACGATGTAGTTTGAGCCAACCCAGACGGAGTAGAAGCGGCTTCCGTCTGGGTTGATTTTGACGTCGTACCTCATGCAGTGAACTCGATAGGCATGAGGGCATAAAAGCTGAACTGATTCACCCAAAGACCTGACACCCCCGGACTCACGTAGTTAGCAACCACGCGGTACTCCTTGCCCTTGTACTCGACCACGTCCCGCACTTGGACGCGTGGCCAACTGATGTACTCGAATCCACGAGGGTTGCCATACCGTCCAGCTGGAGCAGATGTGTCGATTTGGTCAACCCCGTACCACATCGGGTTAATCCACGTCTCACCGCCAGAGGATTTGATTTTCGCTGACACAATCTCAGCAGTGCGACGTGCGGCGTCTGGCTCGTTGCACTGCTCAACCGCGTTCATCATTGACGAAACTGCGGCCGCAATGGAGCTGTCGAGGATTGGAGCGACGGTCTCATCTTTGGCGCGATCAGCCAACCACTCCTCAACGCAGGCAATCAAACTGCCGAAGGTCACGTCAGCGTCGGTGTTGCTCCAAACGCAGTCGGCAGTGAGGCTGTCTTGGATGGCCGTGGCGACCTCTACGACGGTAAAGGGAGTGACGGCGGTGATGGATTCGTTGACGTCGTCGATCATGGCCTGGACCTGCTCGCGAGTGATAGTGTGGTACTTCATGGTGGAAACCCCTTCTCTAATCAGCGTTGCCTCTATTGGCATGACACAATAATAGCATGGTTGTATATGCATGTCAAGCGGTAATTCGTGGAGATTTCGTTGAGCAGTGGAGATTAGTTTTCTATCTCAACGCAACCTCAACGCACTGTTTTTGGCATCCTAATCACTTCCTTTCTCTATGAGTGGAGATAGTGGAGAATATATAGTAAAAATGAGATATGTTATAAAATAAATTACTATTTATGTAAAGTAATACGTAATTGACATAAATAGTGGTTATTTACATAATAACGGCATTTTTACTATGTAGTACTACTTTTACGGAAGTATCTCCACTCATCTCCACTCGCCACTTTTTACCGCTCTAGTGCGCCAAATGGCGAGTGGAGATAGATTTTCAGCCTCCACCACTCATCTCCACTCGGTGTTTTCTCACCGCTGAACATAAAGGCAATTGACACTCACTGTATAATGGATGTAGAGGAATGGTGAGGCATGCCGCTATCTGCATGCCAGTTACTCCATCACTCGATAACGTGCGATGAGATGGGGAGTGAGTGAACGTGGGTTTTGCATACGCTATCGAACACTGGCGCACTACTGATGAGCTCAGTAAGCACCTTTTCAACCACTCCCCGCAAGTCGCGCCGTGGGCAAAGGGTGTGGTGATCCATCACACGTGGAAGCCCGAGCCGCGCGGCTGGAGCGGCCGCCCCACACTCGAGGCCATCCGTCGCTACTACGAAGCCAAAGACTGGGACGCGGGCCCGCATCTATTTATCGCCGTCGGCTCCCCAGATGCAACACAAGACGGCATCTGGCAGCTAACACCGCTCAACGTGAAGGGCATCCATGCCGGAGCGTGGAACTCAAGCCACTGGGGTATCGAAGTGGTCGGCAATTACGACGTGCTGCCATGGTCTGACAATTTACGCTCCCTTATATATGGCACCGTACTAACATTGTTTGCATGGCACGGCATCACCGCCAACGCCAAAAGCATCGTGGGACATCGTGAGACGGGGTCGAAAAAATCGTGCCCCGGTCGCACTATCGATATGCATCGCGTCCGTCGTGAGATACAGCAGCAGCAGGGAGGTGGGTAGGTGACACCATCGGAGTTAAACGATTTAGCCCTCCAGCTGGGGCGACTGGAATCCCAAGTATTGCAACGGCTGGACGACATCGTCCGTCGCATCGACGGCTTCGAGCGGCGGCTGGATAAGCATCAGGATATGATCGCCGACCTGAAAAACGAAGTCACCCTGTGGAAGGGTGGCTTACTCCTCCTCGGGATAATCTTTCCTCTTGCCCTGAAGTTTTGGGGGTAGTATGCGCGATCATGACGACTATATGTGGTACCTCACATTTATCGTAGGCCTCGGATTCACCTTCGCCGTCCTCTTACTGCTCAACATCCTCCTCAATGCAATCATCAGGAGCTCACCATGACAGAAAACAAATTCTGGTATCAGTCGAAGACCCTTTGGGTCAACATCATCTCCTTACTGATCGTCATCATCGGCACCATGGCCGGGTGGCAGGAGATGCGCGACTACGCCCCCACCCTGATGGCCGTGGTCAATGGGTTAAACATCGTTTTGCGCCTCGTCACCTATGAAGGTATTAAGTAGGTACCCATGGGCTACACAAAGAAAAGCCCAAGTGACTTCATCCGCTCCGACTCGCCCAAGGCGACGGGGCGGGCAGTGCGCAACGCCGTAATCGCAAAAACTCCACCCGTCGAGCAGGTAGATTCATATAGGCACTGGGCTCGCGTCAAGGGGGTAAAGCGCACGTGGATTGCCTACTACTCCGAGTGTGGCAGTCTGAGCATGGCGTGCAACTATGCCAACATCCACCCGTCAACGGTGCACTATTGGCTGGCACACGACGAGGACTTCGTCAAAGACTACGATGATGCCACCGATATGGCAGTGTCCATCCTCGAGCACGAGGCCCGCCGACGTGCGCTGGCAGGGTCGGACAGGCTGCTCGAATTTCTCCTCAAATCCTTGAAGCCTGAGGTATATAGGGAGCGCTATGAGGTCAAGCAGGAAGTGGCAGGCGACTACGTCATCGACATCTCCAACCCCAGTCAAACGACTATCACACCTGCAATCCACGATACCGCAGATGGATTTTTGGACGAACCCCCAGCCGTATAGACTCTTTGTCGGTGGACGTGGCAGTGGCAAGACCAGAGGCGGTGCCGTGGAGGTGTTGCGCATCCCGCCACGCACCAATGCGATGGTAATCGCGCCGACGTACCAGATGTTGCGTGACGGCGCAATTCGTACCCTCCTCGAACTGTCCAAGGCGGGTGGGATTTTCGTTGATTACAACGGCAGCCAATACACGCTAAAGTTGCTGGGCGGTCGGACAATCATCTTCCGCAGTGCCGAAAAGCCCAATATGATCCGTGGTAATAACATGGGCTTCTTGTGGTTCGACGAGCTATCCTATTGCCGGCCCGAGATTTGGAGCATTGCCATCGGTACACTGCGTGAAGCCCCACGTCGGGTCATCGCCACGACGACGCCCAATGGCAAGGATTTTGTCTATGATATTTTCCACCGTGACAAACGCTATGCCATCATCCGCAGTGCCACCACCGACAACATCTTTGTCG